TTAGCACTTTCACATTTCACTTTCCATTCTCTCAATTCTTTTTCATATTGCATTTCTTTCTTTTTTTTAACTGAAGGAATTATTCTTGATATAAAAGTTTCTTTATATTCTGGTTTAGAAAACACAATTTTATCTGATTTTATTGGACGTTCTTCATCAAAAGTGTCTTCTCTAATCTGACTTAACAAACTAATTTTATCTTTTATATATATATGATCGGTTATTTTCAAAAATATATTTCTTTGATTTTCAGCATTTTCTTTCATTGATTTGGCATAATTTTGATTACCTTCTACATATTCTTTCTGCAATTGTTCCAAATCTGCTTTATATTGTTTCCCTTTAAAATTATCAAAAAAGCTCATTTTATCACATCCCCCTAAAGTTCTACTTTTCCAATGACTCTTCCAACAGTTTGAATATCTTCTGTACCCTTTATCATCTTATACTTAGGATTGTGAGATATCAGACCGTCTTCACCATATTCTTTTATAAACAATTCATTACCCCTTGAAAATATTCCTATATCCCCTAAATTAAGTTCGGGAGTTTTTTGCACATATACTTTTTCACCATCGTAGTAGCTAGGTTCCATGCTATCCCCACTTACAGATATAATAAAATCTGCACCATCACAGATAGGTGCTTTTATACTTTCTATTTCTATATCAGTAAGAAAAGAAGTCAATCCGGCACTTGCACCTCCTAAGATGTATGGGTACTGACAAAGTGCTATTTCATAATTTGAAATATTTTCTTGTATTAAAGAAGTATTTTTATTCTTTTGTTTTTTGGAAATTTCTATTCTTTCATATTCTTTGTCTGTGACTAAAGATACAAGTTCTTTACCATGTTGATCAAGTTGACGATATTTTTCAATTAAATCAATTTCGTAAATATTAAGTTGTAAACTTCCGTTGTTCTTGTAGCCATCATATCCAAAAGCTTCAAGTATATTGCCAACACCGTATATCGTACACATTTCTAGCAGAGCCTCTGGTGTGGGGCTGCTGTTTCCATTCTCCCAACTATATATTGTTTTTTCAGATGCTTTAAATCCCTTGCTAGTCATTATATCTGATATTGTTTTTACGCTCATACCAGAATCAATTCGATATTTTTTTAAGATATTGCCTATATTATGTGCCATAACAACCTCCTTTATGACTAACTATATATTAAACATTTTATCATGTCAATAAAAATTCTAATATTCTTAGAAAAGACTATTGACATTCTGATAAAATAAGAATATTATATAAGAAATTCTTAGAAACTTAGAAAGGAGTAAAGATGAGTACGATAACAAATAATATATCGCAATATATTAAGGACAGGGGAATTAATGTTTCTAAAATGTCGAGAGAATTAGGAATACCATATATATCGCTTTACAATAGCTTACTAAATCCATCGAGTGAAAGGACTTTGAGAGACATTGAATTTATGAAGATATGTTATTTTTTGGATGTAGATCCACGCTTATTTATGGAGGCAAGAAATAACATACAAGGAGTGAAATGAAAAACCAAGCAAAGATAGAAAAGACAATAGATCACATTTGCGATTACATAATCGCAAAAACAAGCCTAATTCCTGAAATCAAGGAATATGAGCTTGATGAGTTGCCGAATATGATTAATGCCCTAGCAGATTTAATTAGGGCGGTAGATGGGAATTAAAAGTAAACAGGAGGAAAGATGAATTAGAAATGGAAAAAACTAAGAACTATGAAAGCGGCAGGCTGTACAACGGCTTAAAGATGACTTTGGATAACGATAAAAACTGTATCATTTTGAGAACAAGGAAAAAGCTAAAGGATATAGATAGGGCTTTGATATTTCATTTGGCAGACAGTTTTATTGAAGAGATTGAATGTAAACATATTTAGCTGTTTACGATTTTACGATAAAGGAGATGATCTATTGCAAGATTATAGTATTAAATCCATAAGAGAAAGCTTTAAATCTAAAGGAGTATTCTACACACCCAAAGAGCTGGGTGAAAAGCTAAAATCTCTTGCAGATATTAATTATTCCAATGTTTATGATCCGACCTGTGGAAGAGGGTATCTGCTTAGCGTATTTGATGACGATATAAAAAAATATGGTCAAGAAATAGACGCAGCAGCCCTTGAAGATGCAAAGGGGGGTTTAGTGAATTTTGTAGGCGAAGTAGGAGATACTATAAAAGTAGATCGATTCAAAGGAATGGAATTCGACCTTATAGTAGCGAATCCGCCATTTAGTATTAAGTATGAACCTACAAAAGAATTGGAAACGGATGATAGGTTTAATTGTCTGCCTTGTCTTGCTCCTGCCGGCAGAGCAGATTATATGTTTATTGCTCATTGCATAGCTAAGCTAAAGGGAAATGGACAAGCGATCATATTAAACTTTCCCGGGATTCTTTATAGAAAAGCCAGAGAGTATAAAATCAGGAAGTACTTAATAGACAATAATTATATTGAAAAAGTCATACATATAAAAGGTGATACATTTACAGATACTAAGATAGCAACTTGCATATTGGTTATAAAAAAGAATAAGGAAAGTAACAGCATATTATTTGTAGATACAGAGAATGATATAGAGTATTTAGCTACTTATGAGGAAGTAGTAGAGAATGATTACAACCTAAGTGTAAGTACCTATGCTGTAAAGGAAGTTGTAAAAGAGGTTATAGATTCTAAAAATTTACAGACTGAAGCACATAATGCATTGAAAGAACATATAACTGAAAGCCTTGAATTTACCAGAGTTGTATGTGGTTTTGAAAATCTTAATTTTCAAGATTTTGTATTAGATATATTGGAACTTGTAAAAAGCTTTTTGGATTAAGAAGGTGAACATAATGACCATAGACGAAGCAGAGAAGATTTATAAACTTAATCATGACTTTCAAAAGACAGTCATGGTAAGCAAAATCCCTGCATATATCTTGTTTATGCATTTCTTAAAAAGAGGGTTAATAAACAAGAAAGATCACATACAGTTTGCTTCAAAAAGCATGCAAAAGGGTATTAAAGCTGAGGAGCTGTTTCAAGAACTTGTTCCGAGAGCGGTAGATATAAATGCAAACTTTAGAATGAACAATCCGGCATACGACTTTGTGTATAACGGATTGACCATTGATATAAAGTACAGCTCAGTTCTTACAAAGGGTGATAAGGATTACTGGAATGTTAGAAATTCAAAAGCGGATATAATAGTGGCATTTTTGGAAAGTAGCAAGGGTAAGGAACTGAAAAATCCTTATATACTGTTTATCCCTACCGCAATAATGGGGGAACTTGGATGCATATACATAACAGAAAAGGGCAGCTATTTTAAGCACTTCCTTATCCCTAAGGACAAACTGTCAGAAATGCTTACATATTATGCAACGCTAAAAGAAATGGATGTACTCAGTACAGCGATATAGAAAAAAGGAGAATCTAAAATGAGTGAAATAAAAATTTTAAGTAAAACAGCAGCAGAACAAAACGAGTTTTTTGACTTAAATAAGTCAAGTAACGGCGGTGGATATTCTCAGCCGCTTAAGAAAACCACCTTTGAATATGAAGGTGAGGAATATGAGTTCGTTTATGACGATATGAGCTGCGGCGATTTTGGAAGCAGGTATACAAAAACACTGTATCAAAATGGCAAAGAGTTGGCAGAGACAGAGGTGAATCAGGTAGATAGAAATGAAGTCTACAGATATGGCTTCCACTGGGATAACCCTTTACACCTAGAAATGTATAGAGCAGGTCTTTTAAGCCAATGGGATTTCTATGAAGAAGAGGAGGATGACGAGGAGTAATGCAGGTTGTAGGAAGTATTGTGGCAGTAATTGTAATGATGAGTATAGCATTTTACATAAATGATTCTGGCAAGTAAGGAGGTGGAGATATGCCCAAATTGGCACAAAGCAGGACGGAAAAGCAGGACGCAACTCTTAGAGGGGCGTTGAAAAGAATACAAGGCACTTATAACAAGACTAATAAGGAAATGGCTGCAATAATTGATTGTTCTGAAAAAACATATCGCAAAAGATATAGACAGCCCGGTACTTTTACTTTTCAGGAATTAAGGAATTTGAATAGTAGGGGTTGGCTCACAGATGAGGAAAAAATAAAGATATTTTAGGAGGAAGATATGAAAGCAGAAATATCAAGAGTTGTCAAAAGAATATATACATATAAAGACTTGTGCAATCTCCTGCATGTCGCTTCTGAATACAGAGGTTTTAACATAGTAGATATAGCAGGAATAATAGCTGAAACAAACAAAGTTTTTTCTATAGAAAATACAAGTGAATTAAGTCGTAGAAAATATCAGGATTATGCACATATATTCCTTTATAAATTATATGAAGCGTACTTTGATAAATTTAAAGAATTTTTAAGTAGGAGGTAGCTATGTGTGAGAGTAATGGCAGTGTGGTAAGTGTATTTGCAGATGGTAGGAAACATATAAGTACGGAAGTAGTTAGAGAGGGTGTAAGAACAGTTGTTACTATAACTTTTGAGGAAGTAGCACCAAGAGAGCTACAGATACCTGAGTTTATGCGAAATAGAGGGGTATAACTATGGCAGTGGCAAAGTGGGCAGGCAACATGAGACAGACCGGCATAGGCATTAGAGAGCTTAAGCAGCTTATTAAACTTGGTGACAGGTTTGACTACACTTATGGGAGCTTTAGTTCTGAAGATTTTACAGGTAGTTCAAAACCTAAACAGAAAACAGACAGAGTGGAAGTTATTAAACTGTATCCCGATCTGGTCAAGCTTAAAGTAATAAGAACAGGTAAGGAAATGATAGTAAGCTTCTCAGACGTATTGCTGTATAGCAATAAAAAGAGCTTACAGCCCTTTAAGGAAGATAAGCTGTAAGCCCAAATAAATAACCAAGGTGATTGTATCACAAAAGGAGCGGAATGAAAATATTAAAAATAAAACTTGAAAATTTTCAAGGTATAAAAAAATTAGAGTTTGATATACAAGGCAAGGATTGCTCTATATACGGAGATAATGGTACCGGTAAGAGTACCATATACAATGCGTTTACATGGCTTATGTATGGGAAGCCTTCCACACAGGAGAAAAATTATACACCTAAGACTATAGGAAGTCATAAGCTTAATCATGTTGTTGAGATTACATTACAACTTGATACAGGGGCAGAAATGGTGTTGAAAAAAGATTTTCATGAAATCTACAAAACAGTAAGGGGCAGTGCTAATCCCATACTTTCAGGACATTCTACAGATTATGAGGTAGACGGAGTACCGGTCAATGAAACAGGATTTAAAAAGACTTTGTTGGAACTTTACAAAAGTGAAGAGCTTGCAAAGATGCTCACGGCATATGACTACTTTTTAGATAACATGAAAGCAACAGACAGAAGAAAAATACTTCTTGAGATATGTGGTGATGTAGACTTTGAAGATGTTATAGCTAAAACCCCTGAGCTTTCAGAGCTTAGTACGATGCTAATAAAAAAAGGGGATACCACGGAGTTATATACAGTTGATGAGTACAGACAGATTGCAGATAAGGAAAGGTCATTGACGGATAAAGAACTTAAAGGTATTCCGGGAAGAATAGATGAAGCACAAAAAGCAAAGCCGGACATCAATGAACTTATTCCTTCCGCTATAAATGAAAGAATACAAACTATAAAGGATGAGCAAAGAAAACTTGAACTTGAGCTTTCAGATAAAGAGAATGCTGCACTGTTATCAATACTTAATCAGATATCAGAAGTTGAAAGGAAAATATCAGTAGGAGAAACGGAACATATAAAAATTGAGAATGATAAGAATAAGCTTACTTTTGCAAGAATAAATGACTTGCATAAACAGCTTTCAGATATGGATAAAGAAATACTGCATATATCCACCTCTTACAATGAAAGTGAATACGATCTTAATCAAATCATATCAAAAAGAGAGTCTTTGCTTGAAGAATATACAAAAGAAAATGATAAGGAATGGACAGGAGTAACAGTTTGCCCTACTTGTAAAAGAGAACTTCCGGAAGAACAAGTAGATGAGTCAAAGAAGATATTTAACATATCAAAAGCTAAGCGTCTTGCTGACATTAACGAAAAGGGGAAAATTGAGTGCAGCAAGGCATTGATAGAAAGTAAAAAAGAAGAAATAAAAGCGTATGAATCAAAACTTGAAGAGCTTAAAAACAAGAAAGAAGAGATATCACAGCTTATAAGTGAAGCAGAAAGTTCTTTAGTAGACATCACTCCATATAAGTCTACTCAAGGCTATATTGAATTAAATAAAGAACTTGAAAGACTTAAATCAATGCAAAATGATATAAAGGCTGCATCAGATGTAACAGAAAATGCAATAAAGACTCAAATCAGTAAGCTAAATGAAGAACTTGAAAAAGAGCAAGGTAAAAAGGCTCAGATAGAACTGGTGAAGAGGCAGGAGCTAAGAATAAAAGAGCTTGAAGAAAGGGAAAAAGAGCTTGCAGGAAAGTATGAAGAACTTAGCAAGGGTCTGTATCTTTGTGAGCAGTTTATAAAGGCAAAGACAAGGCTGCTTGATGAGAAGATAAATAGCCGTTTCAAGACACTTAAGTTCAGGCTTTTCATTGAACAGCAAAATGGAGGTATAGCAGATGACTGTGAGGCATTAATACCTTGTCAGACCGGCTTAGTACCTTTTAAGAGTGCAAATAATGCAGCAAGAATTAATGCAGGTCTTGAACTTATAGATACACTTTCAGAGTATTATGGGGTTGAAATGCCGCTGTTTTTGGATAATGCAGAGTCAGTAACTAAGTTCAATAAAACAAGGACACAGCTTATCAAGCTGATCGTGTCTAAAAATGATAAGATTATAAATTTTGAAAGAGAGGATTAATATATGGCAACAAAGGAAAAAACAACAGAAGTAGCAACTCAGGAAGAACAAAAGTTACTTCCGGCAAATAATAGTGAACAGTTTACAAGTAAGGTTCTCAGAGAGTTCGGAAGTACCGCAGGAGCTATACAGGTTACTGATTATCAAAGGCAGCTTATACAGGGGTATTTTATTGCTATAGATAGAGCTTTAAAAGCAGCTGAAGAAAAGCGTCTGTATAAGAATACCAATAATTCAGACCATACCTATGATGATCCTAATCCGATCACATGGAATACTGTTGACCTGAATGCACTTGCGCTTGATGTAGTTCATTATGCAAGGATGGGACTTGACATGATGCAGAACAATCATCTCAGTGCAATACCGTTTAAGAATAATAATAAGACCTGTAAATCGGATACTAAGATGTACACAATAACCCTTATGCCGGGATATAACGGAATACAGTATATTGCACTTAAGTATGCTTTAGAAAAGCCGATATCAGTAACTACAGAACTTGTATATAGCACAGACACATTTAAGCCGATAAAGCGTAGTCATGATAATAAGGTTGAAAGCTATGTGTTTGAAATAAACAATGCTTTTGACAGAGGAGAGATCATAGGCGGTTTCGGGTATATAGAATATAAAGAACCTGAAAAAAACAAACTTGTAATAATGACCTTAAAAGATATCATGAAACGCAGACCTGAAAAGGCAGCCGGAGAGTTTTGGGGCGGTACAAAGACTGTTTGGGAGAAGGGTAAGAAAAAAGAGGTTGAAACAGAGGGATGGTTTGAAGAGATGTGCTTAAAAACTCTAAAAAGAGAGGTTTACAGTGCAAAGAATATGCCAAGAGATCCTAAAAAGATAGATGATGCATATCAACATATGAAGTTACAGGAGATAAGAATGGCAGAAATGGAGGCACAGGAGCTTATAGACTCTAACTCAGGTCAGATAGTGATAGATATAGAGAATGAGTCTATGACGGAGGTGAAAGAAGACACAAAGCCTGAAAAAATACCGGAAACAAAGGATAGTATTGATAATCAACCGCAAGAGTCCGAAGGAACCGTAAGTAACTTACCTGAATTCTAATGATAATAAAACCTATAGCATCTGGCAGCAGCGGAAATGCATATTATATAAGTGACGGTAGAAACAGTTTGCTGCTTGATGCAGGTATACCTTTAGCAAGAATCCAAGCAGGTTGCGGTTATTGTGTATCAAAGTTAAGCGGTTGTCTTATTACACATGCTCATAGCGACCATATAAAATCGGTAAAGGATTTGGCTAAGCTAGGAGTAGATATTTATACAAGCCAAGGTACTATAGATATGGCAAAGTTAAGCGGACACCGTATCCATAAGATAAAAGCCTTGGAACAGTTTGAAACAGGTACTTTTACAATACTTCCTTTTGATGTGGAGCATGATGTACCTGAACCTTTGGGATTTTTAATATATAGTAAGGAAACTAAAGAAAAGCTTTTATATGTAACGGATACATATTATATCCGTTATAGATTCAAAGGTCTTACTCATATCTTGATTGAAGCAAATTATGATCCGGATGTAATTTTAAATAATACAGGAAGTAATTATATAAATTCTTCAAGAGCAAAAAGAGTAATAACTTCTCATATGAGTATAGATACAGCAATAAAGACACTAGAGGCATTTGACCTCAGTACAGTGCAGCAGATATATCTTTTGCATTTAAGCAATAACAACAGCAATGCAGAGGCATTTAAGGAAAGAGTGCAGGCTGCAACCGGAAAAGAAGTTTATATATGCTGATAAGCATATCTCAATATGATGAGTAATAATATACAAGTTTAAGGGTATCTAAAATGGTGACCTTAAAAAGTTGTAATTAAGCTTTGAGGAGCTGGATAATCTCATTAAAACAGCACTTAACAGTAGGGTTGGACTAATCTACTATAAAAGCCGAATCTTTAGCAGGGTCGGATAAGCTGCTATAAAAGCCGAACTTATGAATAAATTTTAAATATAGTCTTGTGGAAGCAAACCACATTAAAAAATGCTGTAACCTCATTTGGCTTTATATCACAGGGATATGTTACGAAAGCCATTATAGTCCCCTTCTTTTATTCGTCAAAGAAGGGGATACAATAAAGATAAAAATAATTTAAGTGTATGTATAGAATATCTATCTATACAGAAAGGTATTAAATGGCACGACCACGAAAAGTAGGTTTGGATTATTTCCCTTTTGAGTGCCAAAGTGATGAGAGGATAAGATTAATACAAGCTGAATATGGATTAAAAGGATTTGCTATAGTCGTCAAACTCTTGCAGAAAATATATGGAGAGTATGGTTACTACTGTGAATGGGACGAAGAAAGGTCATTGCTCTTTGCGTCGGAGAACGGTTCATTTAGTGATGATAGAAACTTAATAGACGGAATTGTCGAAGCTTGTATTAGAAGATTCATTTTTTCAAAAGACATGTATGATAAGTATCGTATCTTAACATCTTCTGAGATACAGGAAAATTACTTACTCGGAGCATCCAGACGAGAATATGTGGAATTGAAAAAAGAGTATCTTCTTATTAAAGGCACCCAAAAATACAAAAATGTATACATTAACTCGATTAATGTATACGGAAACTCGATTAATGTATACGGTAGTACACAAAGTAAAGTAAAGGAAAGTAAAGTAAATAAAAATAATATATATAGTGCAAAAAGTGCGGACACTCAAAAGACAGTGAAGACAGTGAAAGAGTCTGAGGGTAAAAAGAAAGAAGTTGTTTATTATAAAGACCCTGATTTAGATAAAGTTTTTAAGGACTATATAGCAGATAGAAAAGAAGCAAAGAAAGATTTGACCAGTAGGGCTATAAAAGAACACATGGAAGTACTCAAAGAACTTGCAGGTGAAGATACAGAACTGGCTGTAAAGATAATAAAAAAATCAATATTGAAAAGTTGGACAGGTTTTTTCAAGCTTGAAGAGAAGAATAAGCCTAAACAGGCAATTCAAGGAAATCAATCCACAAGGATTACCAGTAATCGATTTTTAAACTTTGAACAAAGAAATGATAATGAGGAAGACTTGGACAGTCTCATCAGTAAAAAAATGAATGGAAAACTAAAGGGAGAAGGGAGAAAGAATGATTAGCTTTACAATCAAAGGCAGCCTTGCAGGGCTTAATGAGCTTATTGCTGCCAATAGACAACACAGAATAAAAGGCAATAAGCTCAAAAGAAACAATACAGACATAGTCAAGGCTGCAATATATGAAGCAGGTCTTAAGGGCTATGAATGTATAGAGCCGGTAAAAATCAACTTTTACTGGTATGAAAAAAATCAAAAAAGAGACAAAGATAATATAGCAAGCGCCAAGAAGTACATCCTTGATGCCATGATAGAAACTGGACTTATCAAAAATGACGGCTGGAAAAATGTAGAAGGATTTAAGGATCGTTTCGATGTTGATAAAGATGATCCAAGAGTGCTGGTGTGGGTTTTTGAAAGTCAAGGTGATGATTAAATAAAAAATATGAGGAGAATAATTTGAAAGCAATATTGAAATATCCCGGAGCAAAATGGAGGATTTCTGATTGGATAATAGAGAATATGCCCACACATCACAGTTATGTAGAGCCGTTTTTTGGAAGTGGTGCGGTATTTTTTAATAAAAATCCTTCAAACATAGAAACTATAAATGATCTGGATGGAGAAGTAGTTAATTTCTTTGAAGTGGTAAGGGATATGCCAGAGGAGTTGGCTGCTAAAATTTATATGACACCATATGCAAGATCAGTATATGAAGGTGTATATGAGCAGCCATATATAACAACTATTTCAAAACTTGATAGGGCTTTGAGATTTTGTATAAGGATAAATATGTCCCATGGTTTCAGGTGTAATTCTAAAGTTGGTTGGAAAAATGATATCCAAGGAAGAGAAGCAGCGTATGCATTAAAGTCTTGGAATAAAATACCTGACCTTATCATGAAAGCTGCAGCAAGGCTTAAAGAAGTGCAGATTGAACAGCGGCCAGCAATAGAAGTCATACGGAGATTTAATAATTCTAAGTGTCTAATATATTGTGATCCACCATACTTGTTAGAAACACGCAACAGCTCAAAACAGTATAATTTTGAGATGAGCAATAAAGATCATGAAGATTTGCTTAATACAGTGATTGAAAACAAAAGCAAGATTATAATCAGCGGTTATGATTCAGAATTGTATAATGATGCGTTAAAAGGCTGGAGAAAAAAGACAGGTTTTAGTCTAACGCAAAGTATGAGAAAAGCAAAAGAAGTAATTTGGATGAATTATAGTTGTGAAAAGCAATTAACTTTATTTTAGGAGGAAAATATGGCTAAGAAGAAGATTGAACTTAACAGAAAAGAATACCTGAAGATAAAGAAGATGGATCATCACCAGATGATGTCATGGGCTAAAAAAATGTATGAGAGTGGATTTAAGGATGGAGAAAAAGCAGCTGACAAAGGGGCATTGACATTCGAAGATGTTCATGATGCACTGGCAGGCATAAAGGGGCTTGGAGAAAAAAGAATAAGTGCTATTCATGAAGCACTTGAGAAAAAGTTTGTGATAAAAGCTAATATGCTGAAAGGAGACTGGGAGGAATGATGAAAATGTCTGATTTAGCAAAGCAAATACTTGTACACTATGGACTTAGACATCAAAAAGCCAAGGCTATCGAGGAACTTGCGGAGCTGATCGTGGCACTACAAAAAGACTTACTTGTAGGTAAGGAAGGTCTGTCAAGAGAAGTCAAAGAAGAGATAGCAGATGTGCATATTATGCTTATGCAGCTCTTAGATGATGAGTCCGACAAGGAAGAAGTATCGTGCATAGTTCATAAAAAGCTTAAAAGGCAAATACGAAGGATAAAGAGGGAGAGTTTATGACCGCTAAAGAGTACCTAAGGCAGCTAAAATACTTAGACAACCGGATAAATGCTAAGCTGCTTGAGAGGGAACAGATAAGAACAATAGCTGAAAAAACCACAGTAAGCTTATCTGAAAAAGTACAGACAAGTTCCGGTACAAAAATGGATGATGTGGTTGTAAGGCTGGTGGAGCTTGAAGAGCTTATAAACAAAGATATAGATAAGCTTGTATACTTGAAAGAGGAGGCAGGGCAATTAATTGATAAGTTAGTGAATGAAAGGTACAAGTGGGCATTAAAAGAAAGGTACATAAAATTTAAAAGTTTAAGTTGGTTATCTGATTCTACAGGATTAGGTGTTGACGGTGTGAGGAGTTTATTGAAAAGGGCAGAAAAACATTTTAATACTATATATAGCATACATTCTTGACAATGAACCACTATATGTAGTAAAATTAGTATTGTGGAAAGGTGTAGGTACGATGATTTTTAAAGCGGAAATTGAAAATTATTTGGGACTTGATGTAATACGTGGAAGAGATGCATTCGGTAGAAAAATGTATAAAATTCCATGTTCAGTATGTAGGAAGCCGGTATTTAGGCGTGCATTTAGTATTAAAAATGTATATAAATGTGACTATTGTAAGTTGGTCGAAAAAGAAAAATGGAAATCGCTAGAAAAAGAATTAACAGAAAGATTATTAGACGAATTGAACCCACAAACTAAAGCAGAGAGAAGGTTTGACAAAGCAGTTCAAAAGATGTTTTTAAAGCGGAAAGATATAGAAAAATATTCGAGAGCAATAAAGGTTGCAAAAACTAGATGTGAATTATATGATAGCATTCCAGAAATTTATGTAGCCATAGGACTTCTGCATCAAGGGTATAGAATCATACCGCAGCAAAAACTAGCAAGTTATAGACTTGATTTCGTTATCCCCGATATTAAAACTGTTATCGAAGTAGATAGCAAGGTATTCCATAGCAACAAAGATAGAGAAACTATTAAAGATTTTGTCATAAAGAATAACTTGGGACAAGACTGGAAGGTTTTACACATTGCAACCGATTACATTATGAAAGACATGATAAAAATTGCAAGTTATTTCAGAGAAGTTTTAAAATAGCAAGTATACTTTTTCATAAAACCTCCTTACAGATATAACAATACTTCGGGCACAAAAAAGGCAGTCAGCAGGCTGTCTTTTTTGTTTGTAAATTTTGAGAAAGGAGCTGATGATATTGAAATTAACAATAAAACAACAAAGATTTGCTGATGAATATATCATCAGCGGAAATGCTACAGAGGCAGCAATAAAGGCTGGGTATAGCAAGAAGACTGCTAACAGAATAGCAACTGAAAACCTGTCAAAACTTGTCATAAAATCCTATATAGACGAACGATTAAAGGAATTATCTGATAAAAAGATTGCCAATCAGCAAGAAGTACTTGAATATTTAACATCGGTGCTTAGAGGAGAAAGTAGCTCAGAAGTAGTTGTAATAGAGGGGCAAGGCGAGGGAGTAAGCAAGGCGAAGCCTATGCAGAAAGCTCCTGATGAAAAGGAACGGCTTAAGGCTGCGGAGCTACTCGGTAAGCGTATGGGACTGTTTAAGGAGAAGGTTGAATTAAGCACAGATGAACCAAGTAAAAAGTTGTCTGACATACTTGCACAGCTGGGAGGTGAGGGACTTGAAGAGTAGCTTCCCACTTTCAAAGAAGTATGTTGATTTTATAAATTCTACAAAGGGAGTCAATGCTGATTTCTTGGAAGGTACAACAGCATCCGGCAAGACTACTGTGGGTGCCGGTGTTAAGTTTATGAATATGGTTAGTGCAAGCAAGAAGAAGTTACACATCATAGCAGCAAAGACTACCGGAGTTGCTGAGAAGAATATCATACAGCAGGATAATGGGATATTAGATATTCATAACAAAGCAGTTTATTGTGGCAATGGAGATAAGGATAATAAGATACCGCATATAAAATTTGAGGGTAAGATAATATATATTCTCGGATATGATAACAGGGATAAGTGGGAATTAGTGTTAGGCTCTCAATTCGGATGTGTGTACATTGATGAGATTAACACGGCTAACATTGAATTTGTCAGAGAGATATCAACAAGAAACGATTATCTGATAGCTACTTTAAACCCTGATAATCCGGATTTACCGGTATACAAAGAATTTGTAAACAGGTCAAGACCTTATAAAAAGTATGAGCAGGATGTCCCTAAAGAAGTATTGAATGAACTAAAAGAAAAACCGGTACAAGGATGGAAGTACTGGTTTTTTTCATTCAGAGATAATTTAAGCTTAACTAAAGAGCAGATTGCTAAAAAGATAGAGTCAGCTCCTGTAGGAACCAAGCTGTATAAAAACAAGATACAAGGGTTAAGGGGAAAGGCTACAGGCTTAATATTTCCTAATTTTGATAGAAAAAAGCATGTGATAAGCATTGCTGAAGCTAAGAAGTACGATTTTAGGAAGTTCAGTGCAGCATTGGATACAGCCTATTCCAGCAAGAGCCCTGACACCATAGCGATGGTATTTCAGGGGATTACGAAGTGTCGCAAGGTCATAACACTCAGTGAAAAGGTTTATAACAATGCAAATCTTGATACACCCTTAGCACCATCTGATACAGTGCGTAAGTTTATTAATTTCCTTGATAAGAATAAGGATAACTGGGGCACAGTAAGGGATGTGTTCATAGATAGTGCAGACCAAGCGACTATAACAGAACTGAATAAGTACAAGAGGCTGAACGGCTCAATATATAAATTCAACAATGCCTATAAAGCTATGAAGATTATAGACCGTATAAACCTTATGCTTGGATGGATACAGCAAGGCTCATACTTGGTATGTGAAGGCTGTACGGAGCATCTTAAAGAGCTTGATACATATAGCTGGAATGAAGATAAGGACGAGCCGGAAGATGCAAATGACCATACTATAAACGCAAGCCAGTATTCTTGGATGCCTTATACACTACTTATAGGCTTTGAGGAGAAAGAGAGAGAAGATGAGAATAATGGAGACTATTAAAAAGAGCATAAGAAGCTGGTTAGAGATACAGCCGGCAGACCCTTACAACATAAAGATAATAGACAGTATAGACTTTGAAACCAATGCTATCAGAAACAAGATATGGTACAGAGGGGACAGCAATGAACTTGAGCAGTTATATAGTCAGTTGCTTGAGCATGCCGATAGATACAAGTTCTGGGCATCAAAAAGTACACCGGGGCAGGAGATAAGAAAAGTACATACAGGATTACCCGGGCTTATTGTGAAAGTGCTAACCGATGTAGTGCTTAATGATTTAAATGACTTTGATTTTGAGTCAGATAAGCATAAAAATCTTTGGGCTGAAATAGATAAGGAAGAGCTATTTTTGGAGCAGCTCAACACCGCACTTAGGGAAATGCTGTATATTGGAGATGGCGCTTGGAAGATAATCATTGATACGGATTTCAGTCCTTATCCTATGTGTGAATGGGTGTCGGGCTTATATGTAGACTATAAGTATCAATATGGCAGAGTAAAAGAGGTGGTTTTTAAGAGTACCTACAAAGAGAACCATAAAACCTATACTTTACATGAGATATATGGTTATGGATACATAAGCCATAAACTGTACTTAAACGATAAAGAAGTGCCGCTTAACAGTATTGAAGCTACAAAGAATATGGTTGATTTAACTTTCGATAAGGCTATACTCTTAGCAGTTCCGGCAAAGATATATTCAAGCAAGAAGTATCCAAATAGAGGCGGTTCAATCTTTGATGATGGAAAGCTTGATAATTTTGATGCGTTTGATGAGGCTTGGAGTCAGTGGATGGACGCTTTAAGAGCGGGCAGAGCAAAGACATACATTCCTGAAGGACTGCTGCCAAGAGATCCAAACACAGGAGCACTTATAAAGCCGAATGCTTTTGATAACAGGTATATAGCCACAGAAGCGAATATGTCAGAAAAAGCAGACAGTAAAATAAGCACTGAACAGCCGAACATACCTCATGACAGTTACTTAGCTTCGTATGTAACTGCCTTAGACCTTTGTTTGCAGGGCATTATAAGCCCAAGCACATTGGGTATTGATGTGAAGAAGCTTGATAATGCAGAGGCTCAAAGAGAAAAGGAAAAGGCGACACTGTACACGAGAGGTTCAATAGTAAAAGCTTTACAAAAGGTTCTGCCAAGAGTTATACAGGCTCATTTTGATGCATACAACATACTGAACAGGACTGCTTTGGGAGAAGTCAAGGTTGATGTGAACTTTGGAGAATATGCAAATCCAAGCTTTGAAAGTCAAGTTGAGACGGTATCCAAGGCTAAAACTGGAGGTATCATGAGTATAGAGGCATCTGTAGATGAGCTTTATGGGGATAGTAAGGATGATGATTGGAAGAAAGAAGAGGTTGCAAGGCTTAAAGCAGAACAAGGAATTGCTGAGCTTGAAGAGCCTGAGCTTAATATGAAGGGGGTACTGATAGATGATAGTGTCAATAATGAATCACCAATACCAAATGAGTCGCCTACAGTACAAGCAGATACTGAGAATGGCAGCGGAGCAAGTACCTAGCGGTGTATATGCGATAGAAAAGGCAGGGTATGCAGAGCTAAGGAATGATACAGTTTACAGCAAGACTAAGCTTAAAGAACTTATAAGGGGCTTTAAGCAGTCAGGATTTAAGGTATACAGCAATGGATTATGATGTAGGTGCTGCATTTGATAGAATAGAAACTGAACTTATCAACTCTATGATTCGGAATATGGATAGGCACAGAGCAGAAGAATTAAAAGAAGGCTATAACTGGGAAATGTGGCAAGCTTTGCAACTGAAACAGCTTGAAAGGTATAAAAGACTTAATGCTAAGAAGTATAAAGGGCAGTTTAAGGACATAAATAACAAGATCGAGTTGCTGATAAGGCAGGCTAACCGCAAGGGTTATATGTCTGAAGAGGTGAAAATACTTAATGCGATTAAAAAGGGCTTTTTTGCACAGAAATCAAGTGAAGCTTTAAATGGTGCTTTTTTTAGGGTCAATGAAAGGAAACTGGATGCACTTATACAGGCAACCGTAAAGGATATGGGCACAGCCGAAACCGCAATACTTAGAATGGCAAACGACCGGTACCGTAAAGCTATATTCAATGCTCAAGTTTATGCTAATACAGGAGCAGGCACCTATGAGAGGGCTGTAGATATGGCTACAAAGGATATGCTTGCAGCAGGACTTAATTGTGTTCAGTATAAAAACGGCACAAGGCATACCTTAGCCAACTATGCAAGAATGGCTATAAGGACGGCTAATAAAAGGGCATATCTTCAAGGAGAGGGGGCAAAGCGTCAGGAATGGGGCATAAGTACGGTCATAGTCAATAAAAGAAGCGGTGCTTGTCCTTTATGTATGCCCTTTGTGGGCAAGGTGATGATTGATGATGTGTGGAGCGGAGGAAAGCCAACAGACGGACCTTATATGCTGTTAAGTTCTGCTATGGAAGCGGGGTTCTATCATCCAAATTGTAAAGATAGCCACAGTACTTATTTTCCTATGCTTGATGATAATCCCGAGGCTAGGTTTTCAAGAAAAGAGATTAAAAAGATTGAAGAAGACTACAGGCAAGAGCAGCTTATTAATTATGCTGACAGACAGGTAAAGAAGTATACAAGGCTTGCTGGGAATTCACTGGATGAGGGCAATGTATATAAATACGAGAGAAAATTAAATGAATGGAATCAAGTTGTTGTAAATCGTATTAAAAATGGTATAATAGATGATACAGAAGGTTCTTTCCTACCTATGGATTTGCAATTATTTGCTGAAAAAGATCTTAAAAATCAAAGTTCGAATTCATTGAGAAGATCTATAAGAAATTTTGAAAAGAGAATAGCAGAGCATGAGCATTATATCGAAAATCCAATCAGTCACTGTCCAGATTGGGAAACAAAAGACCCGAGGAGACAGCAAGGACTAATAAAGCATTGGCAAAAAGAAATCTCGAATTTCAAAGAGTCAATTCAAAATAGGATTGATGAATTAAAAGAAAGGGGAGAAGTATTATGACAAACCAAATTAGCGTTGAAGGAATTGGGTACATAGTTACAAGAATAGTTGAGAGAGCCAAAGAAGCAGCAGGTGAGGCAAAAGAAGACAAGACTGACAGCTTCAAGGACGGAAGAGCGTTGGCTTATTATGAAGTTTTAGATATTTTAAGAACTGAACTAGAAGCAAGAGATTTAGACTTAAAAGATGTCGGTCTTGGTTTTGATTTGGAAAAAGAATTATTGTAAATGAAAAATGAATTTGAAGATAAGGATGCTGAGCAATCGTATAAGGATTATTTAGATAGGCTATCTATGCCGGGGTGTCCTGTTAAATTAACACCTGAAGAAGTTGAAGAACTAAAAAAAGAAGGTCGTCTTAAAGCACTTTATGAAGTATAAGGTGCTTTTTTAATACACAGAAAGGGGTGATTACTATAAAAGTAAAGGTCATAAGTAACTTTTACGACTCTACAGCCGATAACATTCTAAGAAGTGCCGGAGATATATTAGAAGTTACAGAGGAAAGATTTAAGGTGCTTAATGAGTATAAAGTTGTAGAAAAAATAGAAACTAAGCAATCCAAGGACGCATAAGCGTTCTTTTTTAATGCCCAAACACGATAAGGCTTAAAAAGGTGCGTGGCAGGCGACACCTATGAAAACGGAAGTATTAAGTGGGACACACTAAAAATGGATTTAAAGGAGCAATAAATAATGGAAAATAATCAAAATAATAACCAGAACCAACCGCAAACATCTAACAGCCAGACTCAAAACCAAAGCACTGCAGCACAAAACAGTGCTACACCTGCTATAGATTATGACAAAATACAGCAAATGCTAAGCGGTACCTTGGCAGCTAAAGAAGATACAGCCTTAAAAGCCTACTTTAAACAACAGGGGCTTAGTCAGGAAGAACTTGAGCAGGCTGTAACTACATTCAAGCAGCAAAAGGCAGCGAATCAACCGGATGTAACAGCTCTTAAGTCTGAGCTGGATACTTATAAGCAGCAGGCATTAAAAGCTGAAATAGAAAAAACAGCTTTATTTGAGGTATTAGGCTTAGGTGTTGATGTTAAGACCGCACCTTATGTAATCAAGATGGCTGACCTATCAAGTGTGTTAGGTCAGGACGGTAAGATAAATCAGGAAACAGTTAAAGCAGCCGTATCAAAGGTTCTTGAGGATATACCTGGATTAAAACCCTCACAGGCTCAAGCCGGCGGATTTGTACAGGTTGGTACCGGAAGTACGGGAGACGGTCAATCACAGGCTGATAATGCAGCTTTAAGAGCAGCATTCGGGCTTAAGTAAAAAACAGAAAGGAATAAATTAAATGGCAGTTTACAATTACGCAGAAACATTTTCAAACTTGTTACAGGAAGTTTATAAAAAGGAACTTTGCTCAGATGCATTGGCAAAGAGTAATCCGGGCGTTATGTTTATCAGCGCTCAGACAATAAAGCTTCCAAGATTGACAACATCAGGATACAAGGATCACACAAGAACACCGGGGTTTAATGCAGGTACGCTCAAGAATGACTGGGAGGCAAAGAAGCTTGCCCATGATAGAGATATTGAGTTCTTTGTTGATCCAATGGATATTGATGAGACTAATCTCACATTATCAGTGGCAAATATACAACATACTTTTGAGACGGATCATGCAATTCCTGAGAAGGACAGCTACAGATTTTCAAAGCTTCATGCGGAGCTTACAGCATATCAAGGTAGAATCGATTCTACTGTTATTACCGCTGCGAACTTCCTCGAGGCATTCGATGAGGAGATGTCGAGAATGGATGAGGCATCTGTTCCTGAGGAGGGCAGAATTCTTTATGTAACTCCGGCTATGGCAAAGATCGTTAAGGAAGCAGAGGGATTACAGAGGGTATTGTCTGTAACTACACCAAACGCTGTAAATAGAAATGTGCATAGCTTAGATGATGTTGAGATTAAGAAGGTGCCGTCTTCAAGAATGAAAACCAAGTATGATTTCACAGACGGATGCAAGCCCGGAGCAGGTGCAAAACAGATTAACTTTATTCTTATTCATCCGTCTTGTGTAGTTGCAAGGGACAAGTACAGCTATATTAAGTTGTTTACGCCCGGCACTGACTCAAGAACAGCTGACGGATACATTTATCAGAACAGAAACTACGGCGATTTATTCTTGCTTGAAAAGAGAGTAGCCGGTTGTGCAATGAATGTTCAGGCATAGGAGGGGTAGATGAAAGCAGTAAGAGAGAATAAAGAGTACACAATAACAGAGGATTTAAGGCAGCACTACAAAGATTCTGGATTTGACATCTATGATGATGAAGGCAATTTGATTGAGTACAGCAGAGGAAAGACAGTAAGCATTGAGGAACACTTAAAGGCTCTGGATCGTATCGCTGAATTAGAATCCCAGTTGAAAGTATCTGAAAAGCCTGAAAAGGAAGGTAAGAAGTAGCTATGGCTTATATAGGGTATGTTGATGAACAATTTTATAGAGATGTATACAAGGGTGTCAGCATACCCTCTGACGATATAGGTCGTATGCTGATACAGGCTTCCAGGCATATAGATTCACTTACCTTTAACCGCATTGTGGCTAAAGGATTTGATAATCTGACAGTGTTTCAAAAGGATATCATAAAAGAAGTCATATGCCGGCAGGCGGACTTTGAATATGAAAATGCCGATATTATAGATACAGTTTTGCAAGGATACAGCATAAACGGAGTATCAATGCAGTTTAACGGCAGTAGCTGGAATGTATATGTTGACAAAGGCATAGCTATAAAAAAGTACTTATACAGCTTGCTAAGTCAAACAGGTTTGACAAGCAGATTGGTGGGGGTATGAGATATCCGGTATTAGTAGATAAAAGGTTTTGTAAAACAGACATAAAGGTGATTTTGGAGAGGGAAGGGCTAAACAAATACGGTGAGCCGCTTCCCTCTATTACTTTAATGCTTAAATGCAACTATCAGGACAGTGCAAAAACTGTACTAACAGCGGAAAAAAAACTGATACAGCTATCCGGAAGTGCTTTATTTGTTGGGGATATATGCCCTGAACTTCCTACATTTTCAGGTGGAAGTGTAGAAGTGTTAGGGGTAAAAAGGCGGATATTCCAAGGCTTTAAGGCTAGAAATCCTGACGGTACTGTTAATTATACAAGATTGGATTTGGTGTAGGTATGGGTGTTAATGTAAAAATGAACCATGTACGAATTAAACAGCTAAGTGAAGCGGCTGTAAAAGCACTGGAAATGACTACGGAAGCTGTGCATACCGATATTGGGCAGGCTGAAACGGTACCAATGCTTACAGGTGCTTTATCGGGAGAACAATTTTTTACAGATTATGAGAATTCAGCAAAGGGGAAGGTCAGCTTGGTAAATAGCACTCCTTATGCAAGAAGGCTTTATTATCACCCCGAATATAATTTCAATAAAGCTTTTCACGCTAATGCGGGGGCAGGGTGGTTTGAACCTTACCTTACAGGAGATAAAAAAGATTTTGCAAGAAAGGCATTCGCAAGGCTTTATAGGTCTATAGGAGGTACATAATGGTACTTTTATCAGATATTAGAGATTTTGTAGCCTCTTTGGGTTTTGTTGAAGATGAGTATGTATATAGCGGAAAGCTTGAGGATAAAAAGGATAAGTCAATAGGGGTATATAACAGAAAAGTAAATACCCCTAATGACATAGCTTTAGGAGGTTTGAAATTAAAAAGCTTCGGGGTTAAGCTGATTTCAATACTTGTTCACTGGAATAAAAGCCAAAGGGATGCAGAGAAAGCAGCAATAAAGCTTTTTAACCTTTTGCAAAATCAAAGAAATTTCAGCATTGGACAGGTAAAAGGCAAGTTCGTGCTTATGGGCATGAATGAGCCGCAAAGTGTAGATACAGACGATAATGGCATCTATGAATATGTCATATGGTGCGATATTTACTATGAAAGAGAGGAATAAGCAATGGCACAAACAGGGGTATATCCGGTTTATGAAAATCAGTTCAAAATAGGTGCTGAAAAAGCAAGCGCCACAACCATAGCCGATATGGAGACATTTTCAGTGTCTTTCAGTAACGGTGTGGAAAACTGGACACCTATGGAACATAAAGGATGGCAAAGGGCATTAATGACCGCAAAATCTGTCACAATTACTATAAACGGTAAGAGAAACAAAGGGGATACAGGTAACGACTTCATAGCAAAGAAGGCATTTACTAACGGCAGAGACTCGGAAGGATATTTTTGCTGGATATTCCCGGACGGAACTACAGTTGAGTGGGATATGGCAGTATTTGATGTCAAGAACATGGGTGCAGGAGACTCAACAAATGTTGCACCGCTTGAGTTTGATGTTATAAGTAACGGCAAGCCTACAGTAACACCGTCAGTATAGGAGGAAGTAAATGAGTAAAACAATTGATATTACAGATAAACTGAGTTTTGAAGGTAATCCCAAACTTATCGTAAGAGATATAGAGATAGAAGTTAATACAGACGCTCCTACAGTACTTAAGTTTATGAAACTGATCAACGATGAAGAAAGTTCAGAATCATCGACCATGTTAAAGACCTATGAGTTGCTATTTTCAAAAGAAAATAGAGAAAAAATAGAGTCATTAAATCTTGATTTTAGTGATTTCTTAATCGTTGTAAAGTCTGCTATGTCATTCATAAACGGAAATAGTGGCAAAGAGGGGGAAGAGTAGACCCCTATTATGATTTATTCGAGGACTACGATTTAATCGTGTCCTCTTTTTTATCACAATACGGGGTCAGATTAATGCATAAAGAATTTAAAGATATGCAATGGGACGAGTTTAAAGCTCTTTTAGCAGGCATATCTCCAGAAACAGCTTTAGGTAGAGTTGTGGCTATAAGAGCTGAAGATGATAAAAACATATTGAAAAACTTTACTCCGGAACAACACAGGATAAGAAATAATTGGAAAAAGAGGCAAGCACAGACCAAGACAGATGAGGATATTAAGAATGTACTGGACAGTTTTAAGGAAGCATTTATTGCAATGGCAGGAGGTGACTAAATGGCAGGAAGCAGTGCTGGATCAATACAACTTGATTTAGAGCTTAACAGAACAGGCTTTGACAAACAATTAAGCGGTATAGGTGATATGGCTAAAAAAGCCGGTCTTGCTATAGCTGCAGCTTTTTCAGTAAAAGCCTTGGTTGATTTTGGTAAGTCATGTATAAACTTAGGCTCAGACCTTGCAGAAGTACAAAACATTGTGGATGTTACTTTTACATCCATGTCTGCAAAGGTGGATAAGTTTGCAAAGGAAGCTGCCGTAAATTTGGGTCTGTCTGAAACAATGGCTAAAAAGTACATGGGTACTATAGGAGCTATGTCTAAGTCCTTAGGCTTTTCTGAAAAGGCAGCATATGACATGAGTGAGGGAATTGCATCTCTTGCCGGAGATGTGGCGTCTTTTTACAATATCTCACAGGATAGTGCTTTTGATAAGCTTCAGTCTATTTTTACCGGTACATTAATGCCTCTTCGTGAGTTCGGAATCAATATGTCTCAGGCTGCTTTGCAAGAATACGCACTGAGAAACGGAATTACAAAATCAATGGATGCTATGTCGGAGCAGGAAAAAGTAATGCTCAGATATAAATTTGTAATGGACGGACTTAAGGGTGCGCAAGGAGACTTTCTTAGAACATCTGACGGTTGGGCAAACCAGATCAGAGTATTAAAGCTACAGTTTGATTCTCTTAAAGCTACTATAGGGCAGGGTCTTATAAATGTATTATTGCCTATAGTAAAAATGATAAATAGCCTTATAGGCAGAGTAATGTCTCTTGCCAATGCTTTTAAGGCTTTTACAGATTTGCTTTCAGGAGGCAAGTCCTCGGCAAGTGCTAGTGTGTCTAAAGCGGCAGGCGATATGGGAAAGATGGAACAGGCAGCAGGAGGTGCAGGAAAAGCCTTAGGTGGAGCAGGTGGTGCAGCTAAAAAGGCTGCAAAGGATATAGCAAGTGCTACAACCGGCATAGATGAGTTAAATATAATAAATAAGCCTGATTCGGGCGATGATGGTGGTTCCGGCGGCGGAGGCGGCTCAGGCGGTGGTGGCGGTTCTGATTATGGTGCTGATGAATTCGACATGGGAAGTCTTGCACAGGGTGAAGGTGTAGTTGATAGTTTCGGTGAAAAGATAAAAAGTCTTATAGACTATGCGAAAGAGTTGGCAGGGCTTTTCAAAGAAGGTTTTGCTATTGGCTTTGGTGATACATCTGTAATAAATGATATTCAGAATAAAATCAGAGGCATAGGAAAAAGCATACTTGATATATTGTCTAATACAGATGTGCAAAAAAGTGCTGATAATTTCATGAAATCATTAGCATTAAACTTAGGAAAAAGCATAGGTTCTATAGCATCTATAGGGGCTACTATAGCATTAAATTTGCTAGGTGGCTTAGATAAGTATCTTGACCAAAATAAAGAGCTTATTCAGCAGCATCTTGTTAATATGCTTGATATAAGTGCCAGAGGTATGGATATATTTGGTAATTTCATGGTAGCTATTGCTGATATATTTACTGTCTTTAGAAGTGATCAAGCTCAGCAATTAACAGCAGATCTGATAGGGATATTTGTAAATTCTTTTCTCGGTCTGAAAGAGCTATGTATGCAGGTTTCTGTAGACATACTTAACATAATAACAGCTCCGTTTATAAATAATGTAGACGGCATTAAATCAGCATTAAACAGCTTACTGGGTATAATCGGCACAGTTGTAGGGCAAATTAAAGAACTTGTAGATTATTTTTTCACAGGACTTACAAATACATATAATGCCCATTTCAAACCCCTTGCAGACGCTTTAGCTAAAGGATTCACTGATATAGGTGCTAAAGGATTGGAAATGTATGATAAGTATCTTAGACCTGTATTAGAACAGATAGGTCCCAAATTTACAGAACTTTCAGAAACACATCTTAAACCTCTAATTGACAGATTTATGGAGTTTTTTGGAAAGGTAGCGGATGGTATAAAAGAGATTTGGGAAAAGGTATTGCAGCCATTCATAGAATGGTTTATTGCAAATGTAGCGCCACTTATAGGAGCGGGATTGAAAACAGTAATAGAAGTGTTTTTCGCTCTTGCAACCGCAGTTGCCGATGTTATGAGCGGAGTGCTAAAGGCATTAAGCGGACTCATTGATTTTATATCGGGTGTTTTTACAGGAGATTGGAAGAAGGCATGGGAAGGTATAAAAACATTCTTTAGCGGTATATGGGATGCAATGAAAACTATAGTAACAACTGCTTTTAATTTAATAAAAATAGAGATAGATAATGTTTTAAAAGCCATAAAATCAGTTTGGGATTCAGTGTGGGGTGCTATAAAGTCATTTGTTGAAGGTGTATGGAATGGCATTAAGACCACAGTAACAAACAGTATTACAGCAGTAAAGACCGGTATAGACACAACACTCAATGCTATAAAAAGTACTTGGGACACTACATGGAACAGCATAAAAACCACTACAGTGAATATCTGGAACGGTATATGGGGGGCTATAAAAGGTGTTATCAACATGATCATAGGCGGAATTGAAGGCATGGTTAACGGATGTATCAGTGCTATAAATTCACTTGTTGAAGGGCTTAATGATTTAACAAGTGCCATTCCGGGCGGAGATTCAATATCAATACCTACAATGTCAAAAATCAGCTTGCCTAAACTTGCTCAAGGCGGTTATGTAAGGGCAAACACGCCGCAACTTGCAATGATAGGCGATAACAAATATCAAGGTGAAGTCGTTGCTCCTGAAGGTAAGCTTTTAGATATGGCAAGATTAGCAGCTGATATGTCCTCTCAATCACGAGACAACCAAACCAATGAGAAAATACTAACGGCACTTGAAAAAATAGCGGATTTGATAGAAACATTAGACCTTACTGTAAATCTCGATAATAAAGAGATTGCAAGAAGTCAGAGAGAATATAGCAAAAGATTAGGTTTTGACATGACTTAAGGAAGGAGAGAGTATGTCATTTTTAGTTATAAATAATACAAAAATACCCTCTCCGGATGTTGGAGCGAGTCTTGTAGTAGCCACAAATGTAGATGCCGGGAAGAATGCTAACGGTACTTTTGTGGGACAGAAGGTAGGAAGAGACCAATATAAAATAGACAATTTGCAGTGGTCAGTATTAACCGCTGAGGAATGGTCGTTAATACTTAATCTTTTCTCGGCTTTTAGGGTGACTTGTACATTCCCTGATGCAGTGAATAACAGGTTTATAACACTTGAAATGTATCCGGGAAACAGAAGTGCAACCCCTATACTTTTTGATGATGAGGGTATGCCTACCATGTATAAAAACTGTAAAGTTAATCTTATAGATTGCGGCGAGGTGTGATATGCAATTAGTAAGCAAAGAATACAAAGAACAGATAAGAAAGCCTTTAAGGAACCATTCTTTTATGACGGTTACAGTCGGAATAGTAAATCAGGAAGCACAAGCCGGTGTATCGGTTGACAGCACTAAAGAATATGCTTATTTTGCAGAACTTAAGAAACCCTTTGATAATTATGATGTAACTATACCATATGCAGTTCTTGAAGAAAGATTTACAAAAGTGGACGATAGTATGTTTTTTATGCCGAGGGAAAACATGAGGTATTCCTATATAAACCAAGGTATAGTTGTAAAGAATATAGGAGATGTCATAAGGCTTGTATTTCCTGCGGCATATGATATTAAAGGTTTAACTATAGATTTTTCCCATGTTTATCCTAGGGATTTTGATATCGTTTCAAATGTAAATACAGTGCAGATAAGAGGTAATAATAAGCAGCTTTTTGTTACAGATGAAGTATTTAGCCAGGTAACTTTCTT